AAAGGCGGACCTTGGCCTCGGTCCTGTTATTAGAAAGCACCCCGATAATTAGAGGGATGCCCAGTGAGTCGGCTACGTGTTTAGAGAACTGACAGAGCCGACGCGCCCTTCCCCCTTTGGCACTACGGTAGTCCGGGTGAATGAAGATAGCCTTTTCCTCAAGCACCTCTTTGTCACTATACCACATCGCGCCAATTCTAAGAAGAACAGCACCTTCTGTCTTCCCACCGGGCTCACCAATGACGCCAATAAGCCCTTTGTCAAGGTTAAGTGCAGGCCATATCTCACCAAGCAGCTTAGCAGGATTGGGGTCTACAAACCCATTTTCCTCACAAGCCGACAGAGCAATTTCCATAATGGAGTCTACGTCTTCCGGCGTTCCAACCCTGATGCCTAGATCATTCTGCATGGGCTAATCCTTAGCGGGGCCGGGCAAATTCTTGAGCGTTTGAACCGTTTTGGCTCTCATCTTTTTTACGAAATGATCCAGCACCTTGTGCCCCTCATCCAAGTTGCCTTGACCAATTCGCGTTACGTCATCCGGGTGAATCACATATTCACCACCCGCAGCTATGATTGGAACAAGCTCACCAGTCTCTCCCCCTTTTGCCCTCGCCAATGGAATGCCCTGCTCTGGCCCAAACAGGTTATTGGCGATCTTAAAGCCAGCCATTGTGTTGCCTTCACCCATAGCGGAAATGATGTCAGCCGGGATGACATACGATCCAGAGTGAACGTGCATTGGCAGATGATCGGTACGCCCCGCTACGGGAGAATGAATAGGCCCAACGTGAACTTTTTCGGTCGTTACGACATTCCCGCCAAACGCTCTCTTGGCGCGAGCCTCGCGCGCCACGCTTAAAGCAATCGCTACAGCTTGTTTCTGCGGCTTGCCAGAATGAACAAGCTCAGAAATGTTGGAGCTAACGGTCTTCTGGGACGAACCTTTCTTGAGCGGCATGGCTTACCCCAGAGAATAAGTGACGTTGATGGACTGCCCGGTGCCGGGCGAAATAACGAGCCCGCTGGTGAAGATTTGCCCGGACGGATAGATGCCAACCGTAGCAGGAACAGCCGCAAGCTGAGATGAGGCCGCAGGGCTGGTAGTTGTGTTGTTGTTGTAGATAGCGCCAGCAGAAGAACCAGCGACAACAACAGCAAAGTTAACCAGACGCCCAAATCCAGTCACCACAACTGTGTCAGAAGTGACAGTTAGTGACGTATTTGTGCCGCTGTTGCGCACAGTAGTCTGATTGAGCGCATTGATGCCAACGACGCCGTTTTTCTGTGTAGTGAGAATATCGTCCAAACTAGCCATTAGAACTTCCCGTCAGGTTGCCAGCGGTAGCGCATGTTGCCTAGCCGCCAGAATGTTCCAACGTCGTTGCTCTCAATCTTTATTGAAACAAGCCTGCCACGAAGACGCGGCGTCACATACTGCGTAGCCTGTGTCAGATTGAACGGCCCGTAAGCTATTGGCGTGTCGCCTGCATATTGAGTGACATAGAACGTCAAAAGAAGGTTCGCGTTCTGAGTGCCCTCATAGTAGCCCCACTTAGCATCAGGCCACCACTGGTCGATGAACGTCAGAAGATCGCCATCCTGCAACTGGAAATAACCAGTTTGGAAATATGAGTTCATCGCCTGACCATTAGCGTCAGTAGATGTCTCATGTTGATAGATAAACCTATCGTCACCCGCGCCAATCGGTGGCCCGAGAACGGACTGGTTGATCCAAGCCGTGCGCCCCAAAGCGCCAAAATCCCAGCTATTCAGATAAATATTGTATTTGACGTAATGGCTGACTTCGCCACCGTTGCTGTTGGTAGGGTAGTACCAAGTCACTTCACCAAAGCGACTGTTAGGCGCAATCCTGATCTTATCAAGGTTGCTTGTGTCTAGGTCTTGGAAGATTACGTCCCAAATTGGACAAGCAATTGGCTCTGGACCAGAACCGCCAAGTCTAAAGAATTGAGACTGGCTCATCCAATAGACAACGCCATTCATGGACCCGGCAGCCTTGCGTGAGATCAGGCCGCAACCGTTTCCAATTTCATTGAAATTGTACACGTCAGGATAGCCGACGTATTGCATCGCCCAGACAGCAAGGTCCGTCCAAATAAGGCCCTGTTGCGGCCCCTGTATACAGCCAACAATCTTTGAACCCTTGGGTATGCGGTATGAGCCAGCCAAGTTAGTCGGGCTGGCAATCCATAGATTGTAGTTCTGGACATCGCACCAGCGAATAAGAAGCGGGTCTTGGATGCCCGTAAAGGTCGATCCCCAAGCGATGATTTGACGCTGCGGCATAGCCACAAACATGCCGTCGTTCACTGGCGGGGCTTGGGGTATGATCGTAGCGACTGGATCGCCAGCGCTGGAAATCCACTGATAAATTCCCCCGCCAACCGGGCAGGCAAGAAAATTTTCACCCCAGTTATCCAGCGTCCAATCTGACGTGTTCAGGATGCCGGGAAGGTCGGCAACAGTAATTGTTCCCGCAACTGTCTGTGGACCGGTAGCCGCAGAGGTTACGTCTATTGTATTGGATGCAATCAGGCCACCTGACACATACGCCGTAGTGGTCGCTGATGCGTATTGCACCGTCGTGGTGCTTGATCCCGTAACTGTATAGACGCCATTATATCCAGCAGGCGTAATTCCACTGACGGTCATAACCGTGCCAGTTTCAATGGCGACACCGCCCGCATGTGTCAGGGTAACAGTTGTTCCATTCCCAGTGGCGTTTGTCACAAGAAACTGATTAGAAGTAGAATCAAGAACAGTATATGTGCCGTTATAGCCAGCAGGCGTTATGCCGGAAACCGTGACAAATGTCCCCGCCGGTATAGCCGTATTAGTGCTATGGCTAATGACAGCGGTAACACCGTCGCCTTTTGTGCCAATGGTTGCACAGACACGGTAAGCGGATGGCGTTATGCCCGTACCATACCCGCCAGCGCCATAGCCTGCAACTCCGTACCCGGTGCCAGCCGCTATAGGTCCAATGCCGTTGAAATAAGTATATCTGGCAAGACCGTGATTGATCGGAATTGTTTCAGTTGCAGACGCGGTAACGCTTCCATTGATCGTGAAATTGTCAGGATCAACCACGTCAACGACCGTGTAATTTCCATATACAGTTATGCCGCCGACATCAGTTGATACAAGAAACGTAGCTGTGTCCCCTGTGGAATATTGATGCGCAGTTAGTTGAACATTGATGAAAGAGCTGCCGGTCGTTGAGGTGAAGGTAGGTATATCACCGCCGTTTGATACGGTGGATGTCGCAAACTCGGGGTCGCCAAGAACATTGGTGGCTATGATGCTATAGCTGTTTGTGCTGATTGACGTGCATTGATAGAGCCCCTGAAGGCGCAAGCCGCCCACAGTGATCTGTGTCTCAATCAAAACAGCGTCATAACTATCAATGCTGCTATTAGTGTCGTTGATTGTTACAACAGCGCTACCGGAAACAGTGGATACGCTCACCGGAGGATTAACGACCAAAATCTCAGGCGTTATGTTTCTCAGTGAACTATTAACGATGACATTCAAAGAATCTTCAGCGCCTACGCCAAGATAGTCTTGGTCATTAAGCGTTTGCCACGCATGAAGAGCACGAACAATGGAGTCAATCTGGTTCGGATAGAACTGTGTCCAGCCACCAAGTTTTTGAACCAGACCAAGCCCATTTCGGTCAGGAATGAACCTGACAAGATTGGATACAGAAATGGCCGCTTCATTTAGCGCTGGGGTCTTGTTCTGGTCAACACCCGGAACAAGTTTAAGAGAAGCATGGGGCATTTATTAACCCCGCGACGGCGTTGAGACGATTGCAGGCGACATAGAGGTCCAACCGCCAGATTCAAACTTCTTGCGGTATTCTTCCACAATCGCGCCCTTCAGAAGAGCTTGATACTGGCTCTCATAAGACTGAGCCATGGCGGGGTCATCTGACTGACGCCCAAAGTTACGCTGGTAGCCAGAGACATAAATCATGCTTGCCATGATGAAGAGATCGGGCAGATAAAGACTGATGAACGTCTCAGTGTTGCCAGATGACAAGCTGGCAGGTCGGATTGTCCCGACAATCTCAACTGTGTAATTGTTGTCAGGCCACGGCCCAACAATCATGTTGCTCTGGTCAATCATGGCGAAGTATTGCGGTATCGCTGCGCCAGAGAGACTGGTGTAAATCGTATTCAGGTATTCTTTTGTCACCGGAAGAAGCGCAGATCGTGTGCCCTGTTCCGGGTCATTTGTCCCAGCAGGCAAAATGACATTAACTTCCTGAATCGTGACAAACGTAGAGGCTGGAACCGTCAGATTACGATTACCAGCCGACAGAGAATAAGACGT